ACCGTGACAGAGTAGATCGCGAAGAAGTCGAGGATCGCGATGCCTTTGTCAGGGGCCGCCGGCGTTGTAAGAGACGCTGGACCAAAGAGGTCGAGGAAGTAGGTTTCACCAATCCTCAACAATTGGTCTAGCGTAACTTGAAAGTGGTAGGTTTCGGCACCAGCGGCGGTTCGGTTGAAAGACCAATCACCGTTCGCGTTTCGGGTTTTCAACAGCAACGCGGAGTCAGTGTTGATGTCGTTGGGTCCGACAAACATAAGCCCGTCGACATGCGGGGCGGAGGACATAAGTCTCCCGCCCTGTAGTGACGCCGGCACCGAGGTTACTGGTGGGAATTCGTTGAATGCGGGGTGGTCGAAGATGGTGTCAGCTGCTCGGATGATGTTTGCCACGCTTAGACCCCCGGTGATCCAGCCCAGCCATGCCAATATGTAAAGCCGGAGCTGTTTCGGAAGATGACAGAGTAGGAGGCTCCCTTAGTTTGGAAGTCGTCTTGGGAATCCATTTCTGGTTGAGTGCGCCAGTAGAATTTCCCGGTGTGTTGAGATTTTTCAGCCCTGACCCACCACGCGGTGGTGGAGGTTGCGTAGTGGTTGACTTCAGGGATGAGACGGCCTTGGACGCTGTTGACTTCGTTGGTTCCCGTGAACGGTTTGTAGGAAGAGTGGAGGACTTCCTGCATTTTGAACTGCAGGTCGACGGGGCCTAAAACGTGAGTAGGGATCATGCGTTTGATGAGACCGCGTTCGTTCACCATCTTCTCAAACAGCAGGATCAGTTCCTGGATGCCGGTGACACCGAACGCGACGTTGGTGGCCGATTGGTTTGAATACGTACCGATGTTGCGCGAGTCTTGGAGCAACGGTTGAGCGGTGTTGATGAGTGAAACGCCCGAGACGGTTTTGGTGGTGGTGAAGGACGTATTCAGGTTGTTCATCCATGCAGACTCAACCGACTGACGGATGCTGCCCGCGAAGTCTTGTGAGACGCGCCGCATGATCCCGTATTGATCATCATCCCACATCTCACGCGTAACCTGGAAGCCGAGGGCAAACATTGTGTGCGTGAAACGGATGCTGCCGCCTTGTTTCGGTTCGTCATAGGTGATCGGTTCGCCTTCGGGTTTCGTGAAGACGGTTCCAAGACCTGCAACGAGTTGGTCTTCCTCGTACGCCTTGGTTGACGGGTAAACGTTAGCGATCTGACTGTACTCTTCCGGGTGCATGGCGAGATCTTCATAGATAACGCTGTACAGGCCGGGGAAGAGTAACTGTGAAAATCCACCTCTTGTTGCTGGCATGTTGTTACTCCTCTCCTAGGTTTGCAGCTGTTGTGCGGCCCGAATGAACCGGAATTGGACGCGACCGTTGAGTTGCCCGACAGCGTCGATGAGTTTGGTGATCTCGACACAGGCCCCAGTGGCCAGCGTGACTAGGTCGTTGGCGATGTACCAAAAGTTGTTGCCGGCGTCTTTGACGAGGCCACGGATGGAGCCGACCTGAGCCTGCGCTAGGGTTGCATTGGCTGCCGTAGTAGAGTCACCGTAGATACCGATGAACTCGTTGGCGTCGGAGGCCAAGAGGATGCCGATCGTGCCGTCGTTGACGGGGGCGCCTACAGGAATGATTGCTGCGGACGCTTGGCCTTGGACGTTGAAGCCGGTTATGAGGGTTTTGGCTACGCCGCTGGTCGTTAGGTTGCTTCCGGGCTCGGTTGAGATCCCGACGACGATCGCGGTGGCCACAGAGGTGATTGCAGGATTGGCGATGATAAAGCCGGTTGCGCCTGCCAAGTCCACTTGGACCGGAGTACCTTGGAGAAACGTTTGACCGTTCTTCTCCGCCATTCGACGGGTTAATGCGGACCCGATAGGACCGAAGGGGGTACGGGCATGCACGATAGGTTGTGCTACGTTAGATGAAGCTGCCACGTGAGTTTAACCTTTCTGAGCCAAGGCTGGCTCAAACACTGGGATACCGCTTTGGGTTGCAGCGGTACGGAATTGTTCAATAGGGGCCGCGATCTGAGCTTCGGAGCGTTCTTCAACATCCATCATATGGAATTCGTACACCTCGAGAGGACACGCCATGAGGATAACGTCGCCAATGGTGTAGGTTCCGTCTTCGCGAAGGCCTGCAGCCTGGAGCTTTGACTCAGCCTTTCCTGCGAGGATTTCTTTGGCGTTGTCGCAACGCACGATATGGTAGCCGAGGTAGTCGAGACGAACCATCTCAACATCATCGTCTTTTGGAGCCCAGAAGTAGTGGAGGTTGGGGTTAGCGCCTTTGATTTCAAGGCGCGAGCGGCCCAGTTTCTTTTTGAACTGTTGGTAGCGCTGCTTGCGCTCTTCACGTGACATGTTGGCGAGGGGTTTTGGAAGCGCTGCTTCCGTCGTCCCTACTAGCGGAGATTTTGTTGGTTCTGTCATACTGTGGTCCTTCCTCTGTTGTCGAGGGTCAGTCCGGGGAAGGTACCGGATTCGATCCTCTCCATGGATTTGATGTATGAGTCGGTGCTGACGTTGAGACCGTTGCAGACGGTCAAAGCCGACTTGTTGGGGTTATCTCGAAACTTCATTTTTGATAGATCAGCCACTGTAGGGGGCGGAGAAGCTGGAGGTTGGACGATCTCAGTTGCCGTGCGTGTGGCCGCGGTAACCGCTTCTGAGGTCAAGGTGGCTGAGTTTAAACCCACCACGTTGTTGTACGCGATCTCCCAACAAGACACGTCCGCTTGGTCAGCTTGAGAACAACCTGACATGATACGACGGATGTCGGCTTGGAAACGGTTCCAGTGCAGTTTACCTGCCGACGCCAGGTTCTCGGCGGTCTGGATAGCGAGTTTGACCATGGGGCCGACCTGAGCGTTGAATTCGTCTTTGGTCATAACCCCCTCTTGGAGGGCTCGAACCGCCTTCACCGGATCGTTCATGAAGTCGGCGTGTGTGGGGAGGGGAGCACGAGTAATCGGGGTGGCAGGTGGTGGAGGTGTCCCAGCTCTCGCCGTCGCGATCGCGTTACGTGCCGTAGACATAATCTCGGTTTCTCGTCCTTGATAATGGGCGATGATGATTGCTTGTTGTTCTTGCGCGTTCTTACCTTCTAACTTCTTAGCTAGCTCGGCAGGGATTCCAGCCGCCACTCGATCATCACTACCAAACACGGGTTGGCTTGACACGTTGTTTCTCCTTCTCTGCTTCGAATTTTTTCTTCTCTTCCTCGATGAGAACTTCTACTTCGAGGGGGATGAGATCGATCGTTCTTAAGACGTCTGCTTGTCCAGCCAAGAACTCGTCACTGGGCCGGCCGTCCTTGGGGAACAGCACCATTCCCACGACTCGATGCCGCAATTTTACTAATTGAGTCTGATAGAGAGCCCACGTCTCGTGGTTGAACATTGCTTTGAGCTGGAGGCAGGTTTTCAGCTCCAGGGGGCGGAGGTCCACCTCCAGGCTGGCCTCCAGCCAACACTTCTCGCAGGTCGGGCAAGAGTCCTTGATGGTCGGGGACGTTGAAGGCGCGGAGGATGGAGTCTGCCAGGCTTCGCGCACCGTCGAGCACCATGAGACCCACTTGTTTAACAGGCGAGCCTTCGGGAGCCGATACCACTTGTTGCATAAGCTGGAAGAGCTGTTGGTAATAAGACGAGAGAGTTTGCCCAGCCATGAGGAGAGACGTACGCTCCACCTCACGGTTTGCCGTGGAGTTGGAGGCGTTGAGTCCGAACCAGAGGGAGCCTGCGGATCCTGCTGGTGGGGAGAAGTTGAAGGCTGCAAGGGCATTGGCGTCGTTTCCTTTCGGGCCCGCGAGGGAGCTTCGGAGGTCGTCGTCGAAGTCGCGGTGCGAGCAGTAGATTAATCTCCCTAACTTGTGCATAGGGATACGGCACCGTTGCAACAAAAGGTCGAGCCGGCGGTTTCCTTCTCCCAGTAGTGCCAACGTACCGCCGGTGTTATACACTCCCCGTTTCCCCATTGACCCAGACCCCATACCCTGGGTTGGAGGAGGGTTGCCTACGAGGCGCTCGGCCTGGCCCATGATTTCATGTTCTTCGTCGATCATGCCGTTGTAGGAGGCCGTCGATTTGTCGATGCGGAGGTCGTCCATAGAGTCAACCTCCCAGACTTTACCTGGGTACCATTCGTCTTTGGGGTTACCCACATTGGCGAAACGTTTTTTGATAAACGAAGGGATGTTGGCGATGGTGGAGGAGTCACGCCGGTCGCAATGGAGTTGGGTGTGTTCTTCGAAGTGACCCTCGAGGATAGCTGGTACCCCGTCTTTGTAGAACTCGGTTTCGCCTGTGGTGTAGTGGAGGTCGATAAATTCGTCCAGGTCGAGTTCTTTGTAGGTTTTGTGGTAGACCCGAAGGATGGCTTTTCCGTTGGTGATGTGGGGGTTGAAGAGAACTATTAGAGGGAAGAGCTTACCAGGTTCTAGTTCCCAGTCAAGGTGACACTCAATGATTTGGAAGGGACGGGTTACGTCGACGGAGAGTTGGATACCCGATCTGTTGGCGATTGAGGTGTCCGCTGGGGTGGAGCCTAAGACGGGGCAGCGCAACAGCATATCGGTGGCGGATTTGTCCCAACCGCGGGTCACCTGACGGTACCGTACCTCTTCTTCGGTGAAACGGAGCCGGTGGAATTTCATTAACACCTGGGAGAGGGTGCGGGCGTTAACAGGGTAGGTGAGGAAGTCTGCGTAGTGGATGGGGGAGATGGCGACGTTGTTGAATTTTTGGGAGATGCTTTTGGTGGTGCCTTCCCGCTCGGTAGTGGCAGACCAGAGTTCACGTTCAACCCAAGGGGCTTTTAAGACATTGGTGCCCAGTTTGATCATTGAATGGAAGGCTGTGTCGAGTGGTTCGAAGAACTGCATTTTGTTCCAACATTGGAACTCCATCCAATCGGCGACACCAGAACACCATTTGTCTTTAATCTGGGAGCTGAAGTAGGAGGGCTGCCAAAAGGGTTTTACCCCGAAGACAAACCCCATAACGCGGGCGTGGTAGATGTCGGTATGCATCCGGATCATACCCGACACGAAGTTGGATGCACCGTAGAAAGGGGTGGTTCGGGTCTCTTGGCGAGGCTTCCCCATGTAGTTGTTTTCGTAGCGGAGGAGTTTTTCAGACAGTTGGGAGCTACGAGAGGTGATGACTTGATCCAGCTTTTCTACCACAAACTTGGCCAGTTTGTCCTGGGCGGGAGAGGTTCCGTCTTGGAGTTTCGGAAACCGCACGTCTTGGAAGACTTGAGGCACGAGTTAGTCCTTCTCCTTTTGAAATAACCCAAAACCCTCTAACTGGATCGCGTTCAAAGTTTTCATCACCAATAATTGGACTTCATCTATAGTTGGATTGCCTTTTATATCAGCAGCATCCCAACGAAGTGTTTTTTCTTTTTGGATGATAATAATAACCTTCTCAGCACCTTCGACGTCTTCTAAAGACTCCATTAACATCTCAGAGGGGGTTCTAAATGTTTCTTCAGCCATTATACATACCCTCCATAGTTGTTGCCGGTCCACGTTCTGGGGAGAGGGGGGGTGGCACGTTTGGCTTGGAAAGCCACTTGGGCCTCACGCTCTTCTTCCGAGGTTGGGGTGCGGAGGTTCTTTATACCACTCGCACAGGAATCGGCTCGGTCGACGATCGGGTAGTGGGGGATACCTGTAATTTGGCGACGACCTTCGGCCATACCGGCATGGATCCCCTTACGAAAGTAGATGCGGCCTTCGTCGTAGGCGGGTTGCATGAAGAGACGGATCCGGGCATGCTTGTCTGAGGTTCCTGGTTTAAACGGCAGCAGGTTGAACTGACGATGTTCTTTACCACAGAACGGACATTTTAGATGTAGTCTCCGCATTGAGACGATGGTTTCAAGTTCTTTCTGGGCGCCGACGTCTTCATAGAACCGTTGGTGGAGGTAGTACTGGTCGTTGAACTGGTAGAACTGTTCGAGGGCTTCTTGGTAGCCGCAGTTCTTCCCCCACATCTCGAAGACGAAGATTCGGTTCGAGTAGTCTTGGCCGAGGCAGGTGATGGCGCCTTCACACTTAGCGGTCTTGCCACCGGAGGACGGGTCGTAGAAGCCGAGGCGGAAGAGGGACCCAAGGGTTAGGGCCTGGCCTTCGGGTTGGCCGTCAAGGCCAAGTGGGGTGATCCAGTTATTGACTTCCTTCCCCTGCATCAGCTCTTGGGGGTTCAACCCGATGTCGAACTCTTTCCATAACTGGGGGTTGAAGTCCGAGCCCTCTGGGCTGGAAGGACGGTTCATGTAGTTGCAATTATACATGTAGTCTTTAAGCAACCGATGAATCTCGTCCAGTTGACCGACCGAGAACCGTTCAGGGAAGTTTGAGACACGTTTTCCATTATCGTCGATACGTTCGGCCTCTCGGATGTAGAATTTATAACCCGAAGGGATCTCCTGCCCTGTGTTCTCATCTACAATCATCTTGTAGGGTAATTCTTCCATTAACATACCAGGGACGTCGGTAGTACCATGCCCCCAACGCGTCATAGCGCCCAGTTCTTCTGTCTTACCCGGGTCGTGGCGAAGGCCAGCGGAGTTACGGATGCGGTTTTTGGCGGCCTCCATAAGAGGAGGAGAACCAGCAGCCTTCTCTCCTGCCAAATCATCCCAGACGATGATAGTGTAGTGAAAGCCCGTATTGGCTGAGTCTAAACCAACCGCGGTCAAGGTAGATTCGTCAAAAGACCGAGAGCGAGGTAAAAGGATCTCAGAGTTGTTCCAAACTGTTTTATTGGTGTTGGCGGGTAGAAGTTCAGGGAAGAGCCATCGGAATTGTTGGTTACCCTCAATATGCCATTTGGGGTCGATGATGTCCTTGTTAGCAATGTCTTGTGATTCAGACAAGATGACTATACGGTGGTTGCGGGGATCGATTTCTTGATGGCCTTCATAGAAGCTCGAGATGCGATCGGTTTCTGCTTCAACCCCCGTTTTGTTGCTGGAGGGGACGTCATTGGCAACGCAGTTAAACCTTTCACACTCGTCGCTGGGGTGACAAAATTCTATATGGATTAGCCATTCCTGAACAAACTGTTCTAACCCCCCACCTTGTAACCTCCACATCGGGTAGGTTTTGCCGATGATGGTGGATTTAAACCAGGTGCGAGGGACGAGATAGATACGCCGTAGATCCTGTTGCGTCTCTTGGATATGTTGACAGAGTGGGAGGTGGAACCCTTGTGTGAGCTTGTTGTAGTTAAACAACACCTTCGAGTTCCAGTAGAGAGATTGACGGGATTTGGCTTTTAACACACGACGAAGGTCTTTAGCTTGACCTGTTCGGGCGGTTGCCAAAATCTCACTAGTGTCTAAAAACTTACCCTTCAACTCATCCATTGACGGTTTGTCTCTCTTCTGATTCTGCTTTAGCTGCTGCCTCTAACCACTTCTGGTCGATGTTAACGTTGAGTGAGCGTGTGTCAACCCGATGCACCTTACTCGTCTCCTTGTTGCGGTCCAAGATGTCTTGGGCACATCTCATTTGGATTGTCTCGGAGTCCGCGTTAGACATAAGCTCGATTACCTTATCCAACGCGTCGCTGGCGGCCTCGTTCAACCTCGATATCGTATTCTCAGCCCGAGCTTTTAACTCCATATCGATCTTCTCAAACGCCAGTTGATTGAGCGTCATCAACGCTTCCCTCATCTCAGGGTCCCTCAACCAACGTGTGATACAAGGGCGTGACCTTCCAACCGCCTTTGCAGCTTCTCCAATTGTCCGCCCCTCCGCAATCAACCTTAACACCAACTGTTTCTGGGCACCAGACGCAGCCTGAGAAGAATTCAACCCCATCTCTTTAGAGCGGCGCTGCATATCCTCCATCGTGAGAAGTTTACTAGTGTTGGATACCGCGACAGCCGCCTCCCTCTTAATCTGCTCAAGATCGGGCATCGTTTGTTGGCGCTCGGATTGTGGTTGATTATCCACTTTGCTTCTTCTCCTTCGACGTCAAAACGTCGCTCACCCCAACTCTGCATACAATCGCCCTAAAAAGATTATATCATGCCTTTTGAGACGGGCCAACGCCAAAAGCATCAGGCATAGTAAATTCCCCGTTCCGTTACAAGCGGCCAAGAGTTGTAACCCCCCCACGTTAGGTGGGATCTCTTAACCCGGTCCCATCGGACAACGGTTTTTTGGGGACCGGGTCGCGAGGAATTCGATATGATACGTGGTCCGTGAGGTGAGACAACAATTCGTGGAGACGGAGATGCTACAGGCCGTAGGTGTCGCTACGCTTGGTTGAAAATTATTTTTCAACCAACTGCAGATTTCTGTTGCAATAAATATCTAGCTGAGCTATAATTTTTATAGATCAGATAGATGAGATGCCGATGAGTCAGATAGCTGAGATTTGATCTGAACATCGAGATAGATAAAGAGAGATGCCGATATGAAGATTACGATTGAGATGACAGAAGAACAGATCACGACGTACAACAAGTTGAAGTTAACTCGGAAGATTGACGATCAGCAGTTTGTCGATCAGATATTTGCGCGTGGGTTATACGATATCAGTTATCGGAGCACAAGAAATAAACAGCAATGGGAGGCGTTCAAGCTATTCAAGGCCGAACAGAAAAACAACTAGGAGAGACGATCGTAGTACAGAGACGGTGAGAGGGGATCTTTTCGCCGTCTCGATAGTACGATCGGCCGCGAGCGGTGACGAGTACTAGAGGAGGATGATGGATATGATGAAGATGAATGTGCTAGTGAATGGAGAGCTGACGACGGTGGTGTTGAAGGAGACGGAGATAGATGGGGCGAAGAGAGCGTGGGAACCTGTTGAGGTGAAGGATGGGGTGATTGTAGAAGTGTTTGAAGACGAGAAGGTGGTGCCCGATTTGACGAGGTTGGAGATACAGTAGGGCGAGACGATCGAACGATAAAGAAAATTTATCGGCGCTAGACAAATTTTGTTGTTGATTTCCTACCCTTGTTTGAGTTATAATATTTGTAGAGATGACTTCGGTTGTCTAATTTACCGACGACGGAGACGTCGTAAGAGGAGACGGCGATATGCCAGAAGCAAACGAGAAAGCGGTTAAGGCGATGGAAGAGATTATGGGGATTATCCAACAATGGGAAGATGGTTGTATAACTGATGAGGAGATGCATAACGGTGTTGACCTTATCACTCTCCTGTATAAATCGGAACGTGCCAGCTAGTACTGTTCGCATTGGCGCCGATACACAACGGCAGACGACTAATAACTATACACGAACCGCGCGAGGGAGGAAACGAACCTCGCTAGACGAGGTAATTTTATGTCGAAGACTACGAGAAAGTTGGGCAAGCCGACGATGACGATTAAATCGACGATTGACGCCCATCCAAAGCCGACAGAGGAGCAGGTGAGACAGCAGAGATGGTTGAATCAAGTGGCGCAGGTGTTGTACAAAGGGCGGCACTACGTCAATCTTAACGACAAAGAACGGACACAGCTACATGTGTTGTTGAAAGACAGTGAGAGCGCAGGATATGAACGGCTCCGGCAGAAAGGGTTGGTGTAGGAGATGGCGAAACGAAAGTTACTCAACGTTCGCGCCCAGTTAGAACATCTTATCTTTACGGTTGATGATATGTTGGAAAGAGCTGGAAAACACCCAACAGGATTGCAGCTACCTCCAATCGATGAAGAGAACCTACGTAAGATGAGGCTTTTAGCGAAGGCTACGTTAGCCAAACATTCACACACAAGAAAGGATGTAAGGTTATGACACAACGAGTCGCAGACAAGACGAAGACGACGGTAGTGCCGCTGAAGGAGCTCCAGGAGAGGGTGCCGCGGACGGTGGACGGTGATCCTGCATTCCATTCAATTACCGCTAACGATGAAAAGTGGTTTCACAATGTAGAGGTTGGAGATGATTCTGTGTTGTCTGTGTTTACTCCGGCACAAATTGTGGTGATCGTCAACCGTTGGATCTATCAGGCGGAGTATCAACAGCAGAGCCATCGACAAAGGAGCCAGGAGATTAGGGATAGGGAGAAGCCGGTTAAGGAGGCGTTCAAGCAGATGTTTCCTAACACTTCATTTATCAATGCCACAGAGGAACAGATCCAGGCAGCGATCAGGGTGGCGTATCCACCAAGAGAGGAGGAGAAGAAGAAATGACGACCACTATGTTACACATTTTCCTATTACTGTTCGCATTGCGGCCGAGCCAACAAGGAACGCCGCACCCACCAACCAACCCTTTCACCCCACCAGGAACCGACACACAGGTCGACGGAAGGGTGCCACCGGGGAGGTGCACACAGTTGTCTTGTCACCGATAAGAGGTTTCACACACCACGCGGGGAGGTCAACACGACTCCCCATTTTTCTGTCCCCCCAGAACTGCCTGTTGAGATAGATGGAAGTAATATGTTGGTTCTTATATGATATATATATAAGCAGTTATTTCTATATCTATATCTATATAGATTGACACCTATTCTTTTAACATTTCCACCTCAAAAGGCAGGGCCACTGGACCTTGCTTTATTTTTGGATTTATGTTAGAATGGTTTGATTAATTAGTAAAACCAGCAGTCGTATCAGCAGCTCAATCATTACAAACAACTTAAAACCAACAATCTATCAAGGGGTAACCAACATGTCTCGTCCTAGAATCCTCCCAGACACGAGTAAATTGCACAGGTATATAGTCGACAAGCCTATTGCTGACGGCACCTATGTGCAGTATTGTATTAAACTGCAGGATGCTAGAGAGCAGCTGCGCTTGGCGTTCAAGAATGGTGACGAGGAGAATATGAAAGCTTGGGCGGAGGTGGTTGGGAAGATTACCACACGCCTCGAGCTGGCAAAACGTCCAATCCCGGTAGAACAAGAAAAAGGTAAGGTGCCTGTTCGCGTTGACGATCTTACAGCCAACGACGCGCTCGACAAGTTGTTGGACGCGTTCAAAGAGGCGGAGGGAGAGGATCAGACTAAGGTACAGACGTTGTTGAAGGACAAACTCGACGCGATACCCAAGAAGGACGAAGCCGTAACTCCGTAACTCCCTGACGCCAAACTAGACAGTGAAAAGATTTTTTGCTTGTGTTATAATTGTATCATGATAGAACTAAGAAGGAGAGATGACGATGTCGACAGCAGTTTGGAAGTTTAGGTTGGATTTAGGTACTCCTCACGATATAAGAGTACCTAAATTCTCAAAGGTGTTGTGTGTACGAGAACAGTGCAATGAAATTTGTGTTTGGTGTGAGGTAGATACAACACCGAACGCTCCACAAGAAACCATTCACCTGGAAGTTTGGGCGACAGGTCAAAAGATGGTGGTGTTAGAATCTCATCTCGAACGTCGTTACCTCAACTCAATCTTTCCACAGAATGCTGCGTTTGTGTTCCACATTTACCAGGTAGTGTTGAGAGGTGATTTATGAACCGTATCGACGAGTTTTCCTCCCACTTCATCCGTTGGATGGACGAGTGGCGGCAGAAGACGATTCCGCCCACTCGGAACGAGCCCACTGTTGCAGCCACAGGCAAGATAACCAACAACATCATCCCGATTCAGAGCGCGCCGACATTTTGTCGACAGGGTTCGGGGCCGTTCAAACTGTCCGAGTTGAAAGGACCCGGTCCTGATGACGCCGCTTAGCGCGCACCAAGAAGAGGATTGTTATCGGCAGGAGTTGTTGCACATATGTGCGTTGGTCGGGCGAGAAGGGTTTCATTGGTTTGTACCGTTACCCACGGTAAAGGGTTGGTTGGTGCTACAACCGTTCTACAGTGACGAAGGACATAGAGAGATGGAGGAGCAGATATGACCGAGAAGAGTTGTGAGAGATGCCGGTTTTGGCAGCGCAACCTTAACAACAAAGGAGTGCGAGGGCGCTGCAACATGTTTATCAAAAGCGAGGGGCGTAAGATGCCTCCGATGTATAGTCGAAGTCCAATTTTAACCGAACCGAACTTCTATTGTTCGGTGTTTCAGCCAGCGGTTAAACCCACTACGGTTACTGCAGAACTCGCTCGAGACGACGCCGATCCAGCTGAGTATGTGGAGATGCCGGATGGAACGAGGAAGAGTGCGCTGCGAGATCCTTTAATACCAGCTGACGATGTTGAGGATCCAGCCTTCTACCGTCGTGGGCAGAAACCCAGCTAGGCAGTGAAAGTTTTTCAAGTTTGGAGTAGAATAGAAACAATAGAGGAGAGATGACGACAAATGGCTAACACACCTAAGAACGGCGGGCCAGCGTGCCCCAAGACAGAGCGACTCGAAGAGCTGATGGATTGGATGAACGAGTTACATCAAACCGGAGCCCAAACGCCTCCCGAGAAACAAAAAGAAACCCTTTTCAACGAAACTATCCAAGAGGTGATTACGGCGCTCGACTGGACGCACACGATGCTCTCAAACCGCGCCGGGTATCAGAAAAAACAACAGATCGCCAAGAAGGTTAGAAACCAGATCTTTGCGCGTAGCCTCTCTC